CGAAGCCCGACAAGGTAGCCGTGTGGAATCCGCAGCAATGGGCAAAGTTCTATTCGCGCGTCTGGAATGGAAAGCCCTGTCTGCTGTTCGGCGCTCCCTACGACGATGTCATGCTACATGCCGTGGGCGAGGAACTGAAGCAATTGAAAATCTACGCGGGGATCGAGTCTTGCGTATCGGCCGCTGAAGCCGTTCGGTTCCTGCGCAGCGCCTCTCAGTTCATCGGCTACCAGAGTGGCCTCGGCATCGTCGCTGACGCCTACGATGTGCCGCAAATCATGATCGACTGGGAGTGGTTGAAGCCAATGAAGTATGCGTGGTGCAAGCCGGGGCACGCGCAGGGCCTGTTCCGCGCCTTCACCTTCGATCAGGACCCCGAGACAGTCGCGTGCGAAATCCCGAAACCCTAATCAAGCACGGGCCTGGCTGGTGGGAGTGTCCGTTGCGGGCTGAGGCAGTCTATGGGTTCGGCTACTGGGAGGAATACCGGCGACGGGATGCAACGCCGATGGGTTTGGCATTGACGGCTGCGCGGTTGGCTCTGCTGTTGAAACACTGCCACGGGTCAGTGGTGGATATCGGCATCGGAGGTGGCGCATTTCTGGTGGCCGCCAGAGGACATGGGAGGGAGGGCTATGGAGCCGATGTCAATAGCCATGCCCTTGCTTGGCTGCATCGACGCGGCGAGCAGTGGGATGGCCGTGAGGTAGAGGCGATGACGTTCTGGGACTCCATTGAGCATATGGAGGCCGAAGAAATCGAAATTTACTTGAGCAAGACACAGTGGGCCTTTGTCAGCACGCCGATCTATCCCGATGTAACGGCCGTCCTAGCTTCAAAACACTTCAAACCGGGCGAGCATTTGCACTACTGGTCGGCTGATGGGATGGTGCTATTCATGCAGGGATTGGGTTTTGGCTTGGTCGAGGCCAACCAGATGGAAACCGACCTTGGCCGCGAGGGTATCGCTAGCTTCGTTTTCCGCAAAATGTAGACTTTCCAATCAGGAGCGCGCTACTATTCCTGTAACGCATTGGTAAGCGTTACTAATTTGGTAGCAGATTGGGAGGTTTTATGGCAAAGAACTGGATCGCAGGGGCCATCAAAAAGCCGGGCGCGCTTCACAAGCAATTGGGCGTCCCTGCCGGCAAGAAAATCCCTGCTGCGAAGATCAACAAGGCCGCCAATGCCAGCGGCAAACTCGGGCAGCGCGCCCGTCTGGCAAAGACGCTAAAGGGCCTTGGGAAGTGAGTCTGATCACCCTAACCCCGGCTCGCCAGCGCCTGATCGTCAACGGCTACACGGACATGCTGTACCTGCTGAAAAAGCACAATGTCCCGATGCCGAGCCTGATGTTTGGGCGCATCAAAGATGGCTGGGATGCCGTCAAACCGGCCGAAATGGAAACGATCACTTCCGGCAAGAACGAAAAGAAATCCGGCCTGATCCTCCCGTTTAACGAGTCAACTCGCTTGCCGCATATCTCGCAAGTCGAGCAGTATGCCGTGGCGGCCGATTTGAAGCAGGCGCGAGCACGATAAATGCCCGGTTCGTACCCAGGTGATGTAGTCGCAAGCCCGGCCGTACCACAGGACAATCCCCCTGCTGTAGCCTTCGCCGGCAGCGCGCTCGCCAAGCCCGGCGATACGAACAAGGATGAGGATGCAGCGCCTCGTTCGTACACGCCGATGGTGGGTTACTTCAGGCAAAAATGGACCCACAATTACCGGGCGAAGGAGCTAATAGACTACCGCCTGCTCGCAAACCTCAGAGCGCGTCGAGCCAAGTACAGCCCAGAGGACGGCGCGCTCTACACGCGCAACGGACAAGCGCCGCCGTACTTGCCGCTCGCCTCCGTCAAGATGCGCGCCGCCGAAGCCGCGATCAACGAATTGCTGCTTCCGAATGGGGACCGTCCGTGGGGCCTTGATCCGTCGCCGCTGCCCGAACTACCGCCTGAAGTCGCCAACCCCATTAACGCCAAAGCCTACAAGATGGCGCAGATGCGGATGCAGCAGGCCACACAGCAAGGCCAGCCGATGACGATGGATGATTATGTCGGCTTGGAAATCGCTCTATCCGAGCGCATGAACGATGAAAAACTGGAAGCTCTGCGCAAGGAAGCCCGTGAACGAGCCGCGCGCATGGAAGATGAAATCGAACAGTCTATGATCGTCGGCGGCTACTACGAGGCCGCCCGCAAGTTCACTTCCGAATTCACCACATACCCGGCCGCTATCTTGAAAGGTCCGTTCTCCAAGATGACGCGGCAATTGAAGTGGAAGGGCAAGCAGCCGCAGATTACCGAGTCTCCGGCCTGCGCTTGGGACACGGTTAGCCCGTTCGACGCCTACCCAGCACCGCAGGCAAAGTCTGCGCAAGACGGATGCTTTATAGAGCGGATGCGCTTCACGCGTTCCGACCTATACGAAATGATCGGCGTACCCGGTTATATCGAGGACGCGATACGCCGCATCCTGCAATTCAACATGAGCGGCAATCTGCAATCATGGCTGTGGTCCGACATTCAGCGCCGAGAGATTGAGGCTTACACAACCGACATCTGGAAGCCTGACTATTTGATCGATGCGCTGCATTGCTGGGACGCTGTTTCAGGCCGTGACTTGCAAGCGCAAGGAATCGACATTGGCGACGGCGATCCACTCGCGTACTATGAGGTGGACGCGATTCTCGTTGACAACGAAATCATCCGCTGCGAGATCAACGACGACCCACTAGGGCGCCGGCCGTACTGGGTGACAAGCTATGATCCCATCCCCGGTGCATTCTGGGGAAATTCGATCTACGACCTGATGGAAGATTGTCAGGCGATGGGTAACGCAGCAGTCCGCGCACTCAACGCGAATATGGGGCTTGCCAGTGGTCCGATCATGGGCGTTGATGTGTCCAAGCTGGCCGATGGCGAAGATCCGAAAGCGATTGCCCCGCTCGAAACGATCCAGCTTGATACCAGTCGCTCGCCGACACAGGACGCCACCAAGGCAATCGTATTCTGGCAGGCGGACAGTCGCGCCACGGAAATGATGTCGGTATTGGAACGCTTCAAACAGGAGGCCGACGACCTAACCGGCATCCCTCGCTATGCCTATGGCGGCAGCCAGGACCTGAAGGGTGCGGCTGCAACCTCATCCGGTCTGTCGATGCTGATGGGCACCGCGTCCAAGGGATTGCAGCGTGCCGTCGCCAATCTCGACATTCACGTCATCCGGCCGACGATCACGCTGGCCTACGAGTGGCAGATGCTGTATGGCGCGAACCGACTGGCGAAGGGGGACTGCACTGTGTCGGCGCGCGGTTCCGCTGCGGTCCTCATCAAGGAACATCTGCAACAGGTCCGCATTCAGTTCCTGGGTATGACAGCGAACCCGACCGACATGCAGATTATCGGCATGAAGGGGCGCCGCGCGGTGTTGGCCGAAGTGGTCAAGGCTCTGGATATGCCGGTGGATGACATCGTACCGACTGAGGAACAATTGAATCAGCAGATGGAGGCCATGCAGCAGCAGCCTCCGAAGCCGAGCGGCGATACGTTGTTGGAGCAGCAGACCAAGCAGCAGGAGATTGTTTCCAAGGAACGTCAGTCCAACACTCGCGCCGCTGTATCCCTCGCCAAAGAGGCCATGGTGCATCCGGAAGCCGGCGCGCGTGAGATGGCATCCCTGCCCACTCCACAGCCTCAGCAGCAGCCCCCCGCCGCGCTACAACCACAAATGCAAGGGCTAGCACCGCAATGAATCGCCTGAGCAAACCTGACTACCTGGCGCTTGCTCGTGTGAGTGTGCTGCCCGATGGCAAAGCCGTCCTCGCATGGCTACAGGCCAGTTATGAAGAAGAGATCCAGATGCTGCTGAGTCCGGCAGCATCCGATGCAACCACTACGGCAAAGATGCAAGGCCGCGCGACCGCCATCAAGGAAATCCTTGAGCAGTTCGCCAAGGCCCCGGAATTATCGCGGTAATCGCTACCATCCAAGGAGATCGGCGAAATGGCACAAGTCAATGAAGGGCAGGCGGCGCGGATCGCGGCATCACGCGCGGCAATCACGGCGAAACAGGGCGAACTGGCCCGCGCGAATCTTGCTCGTTTGAATGGTGAGCAGCCACCGGCCCGAGAGCCTGAACCATTACCTCAGGAGCGAACTAATATCGCGCCGGGGCCGCAGCCGGTGGAGCAGCCTGCACCTGTCCAGGCCATTCCGGAACCGATCGCACAAGGCCCGACAATCGAGGAACTGCAAGAGCAATTGCGGGTGTTGCAGGAACGTTTCAATTGGCAGGAGGGGCATTTCCGCGCCGAAGGACAGCGGGAACGGCAGAAGCGTGAAGCTGCGCAGGCAGCAGCGGCACAGGCCACGCAACTAGCCGAGACGGAGCGCCAGGCCCGCATCCGCCTGGAACAGGAGCAGGAACGCAGCCGGCCGATCACCGATGCCGACTTACTGCGCTATCTGCCGCAGGGCGAGATCGACCGCATGGGCACCGAGGCCGCGAAGGTCTGGGTGCAGGCGCAGCGCATCATCGCTGGCGAAATTTCAGGCCCTGCGGTACAGTCTGCCGTGGATGAGGCGAGGCGCGATGCAACCGCAGCCCGCCAGGAAGCGCAGCAGATTCGCAGTGACGCATTTTGGGATCGAGTTCGGGAAGCAGTGCCGGACTGGGACGTAGTAGACAAGACTTCAGGGTTCTTACAGTGGCTTGGTGGAGTAGATGACCTGACCGGCAAGACGCGCCGCGACCTCGGAGTAGAGGCCCGCGATTCGTTCAACCATCGTCGTTTCATCGCCATCTACAAGCAGTACAAGGCAACCCTTCCAGTAGAACAGCCGCCGGCCACCCCGCAAAGGGGCATGATCCCGACAAACAGAGGCAAAGGCGAAGTACGCACCGAAATCCCCGCGCAGCCGGCCGTCACGGCTCAAGAAATGAAGGACTTTGAACGGCGTGCGGCGCGCGGTGAATTCAAAACGGCGGCAGGTCAAAAAGAACTGGCCGCTTTCAAGAAACGCATTATGGATGCTCGCGGCGGCCAAGGCCGTTGATCGGGTAAGGAGAGTTAAATATGGCTACAACCGGTATTGCTCGCGCAGCCGGATACGCAGACTACAGCTCTACCGGCACGGGTGGCCAGTTCACCCCCGAACTGTGGAGCATGCTACTGACGGAGAAGGTTTTTGCCAACACCGTCATGAGTGAAATCTGCGATATCTCTTGGGAAGGCGAGATCCAGAAGATGGGCGACACCGTGCACATCCGCACGACCCCCAACATGAACATCAACACCTATGCGATTGGTCAGACGATCACGTATCAGGTGCCCACCAGCACGCCTACCAGCCTGACCATCAACCAGGGCTTGTACTGGGCCTATGCCATCGACGACGTGGACCGCTACGAGGCGGACATCGAACTGATGGACAACTTCACGCAGTCCGCCGTGCAGCAGACGATGGTGGTTCAGGATCAGACCCTGCTCGCCACCATCCCGTCGCAGGCAGGCGCGCAGAACAGCGGCAACGCGGCCGGCGCTCAGTCGGGCAACATCAATCTCGGTTCCGTGGCGCTCCCGCTGACCATCACCAGTGCGAATGTCGTGGATTCCGTTCTGTTCGCGGCCTCGCAGGCGCTGGACGAGCAGAACATCCCGTATGACGGCCGCCGCTGGATCGTCCTGCCGTCATGGATGATTCGCAAGCTGCGCAATTCGGAAATCAAGCTGGTCTACGAGACGGGCGATGCAGTGTCCCCGGCGCGCAACGGCAAGGTCGGCCGCATCGCCGACTTCACTGTGTTCCAGTCCAACAACCTCAACCTGTTCCAGAACAACTACGTCAACACCTGGGATATCCCGTTCGGCTGGTCGCCGGGCCTTGCGTGGGCTTCGCAGTTCACCGAAACCAAGATGGTCGATCTGGTAACTCAGATCGGCGTCGGCGTCCGCTCGGTCTGCGCCTACGGCTTCAATACGGTGGTTCCCGCCTTCGTCGGCAACATCGTTTGCGTTCAGGGCTAACCGCCGTCTGGGTTAAACTGACGCACTGACATAGGAGTAAGTGACATGGCAAATGAAAAGTACACTGCCGAGCGCAGCACGGCCGGTGGCGACAAGCCCACGCAGCACCAGTACGCCACCAAGGGTACGAACAAGGGCCGCGTGGATGTGACGCCGATGTTCCCCGGTGAGATCGGCGATTACGGCAAGGGCAAGGGCAAGGCACGTATTGCTCCGCCCTTCCCTCCGGATCGTTCGGTCGATCCCGGTAACGAGGGCGGGTATCGCGCCCGAGCTTCTGGCGGTTTCAACAAAGAGTAATCGGTGAGAAGCAAAACGAGGGGTCGGCGCCAATAGTCGGCCCCTCTTTCTCTATTTCAGGAGTACGACATGCAAAATTCTCTGCGCAACATCCCGAATCCTGCACCGCCCGTTCCGCTTCCGGCAGGCGCTAGCCCAATCGAGCATCCGGGGAAGCCGCCAGAGGAAGTCGTGCACCTTAAGGGCAAATATGCGATCCGCAAGGATGGATACGTTTGCGCCAACAATAAGCACATCAACGGCAGTACCGATTTTCACTTCACGGACGAAATCCCCGAGTCCTTGCGCAAGACAGCCCTTGAAGCCGTGAAGCGGCAGGAACGAGATGTAGTTGCTACGGCCGCTGTTGCCAAGAAATCCGATGAATTCGACCGCGCCGTGCAAGCCGCTGTCGAAAAGAAATTGCGTGATATGGGCGTCAATCTTCTGGCGAGCAAGCCAAGCGAAGCTGAAGCCAAAGAACAGACCATGTTCGTGATCGGCAACGCGGAAGCGCCAGAACTGATCAAATGGGTATTCGATACCTACGGCGAGAAGCTGGACGGGCGGCGCAGCATTGACGTGCTGCGCGTGCAGGCCGAGCGAATCAGGGATGCAGCGTCTGAGAAGGCGGAGTAATACAGCGTGGCATTGACGGTCGCCCAAGCGTTCATGAATGAGGTCCAGACGATTCTTTTGGACCCCACTGGAAGCTACTGGACGACCCAGTATCTGATCAATGCCTACAATATCATCGTCACCGCGATCATCAAGGACAACCCGAACGCCCTGACGAAAATCGTTCCATTTACCTGTGCTGCTGGCGTCGATCAGATTTGCCCTGCTGATGCCGTTCAGTTTCTGCGCGCTCCGGCAAATGTAAACGGCCCCACGATACGACAGGTTCAGTCGGAGGCGCTTCAAGAGGACGATAACGAATGGTACGCCACTCCGCAGACGGCCATCGTAGAGCATATCGTTCCGGATGAATTCGACCCTCTACGTTTCCGCGTATACCCCGGCAATAATGGGTCCGGCAGCATCAATTTACAGTATGCCTACGCACCGTCCGATATTACGTCCTTGTCTGATACGTTCCTACTAACAGAAGCCTACCGTATCGACTGCCGTAACGGCGTCCTCGGCATGGCCTACGGGCTTAACACCGACCGCCAAGACCTGACCAAAATGCAATACTACACGGGCCTTCTGCCGGCAGGCGTGCAGGCGGCAGTCCAGGCGCAAAACGCCCTAGCAGCGCGAGTCGGAACCACCCAGACTTCGGAGTAGACAATGGATGTGCGGGATCTGGTCGGAGAGATTCGTAGAGAGGTTCGCGGCGCTCCGAATCCGCGCATGGCCTATGCGCTAGAGCGTGCGGCGCGGGAGTTCTGTTCTGAGACGCGCCTGCTGCGGAGATCGTTTCAGTTTACTTGCAATCCTTCGCAGGCGAATCCACAGCAGTATCCCGTGAGCGCGCCGGCTAATGAACAGGCGTTCGCGCTCAAGCATGCTCAGATCCAATGTCTGCCAGTCACATCACCCGCGCAGTGGCTTCCGATGCAGATACAGTATTCGGAATTCTTCAATCCGGCCATAGGTCCGACTACGCCTTGGGGTATTTGCTTCATCCCGTACACGATGGTGGCGCTGAACTGCAATCCAGATCAAGCATACCCGGTGAAGATCGAGCTTTGCACGCAGAATGTCGTCGGGTCGAACTATATCCCCGATGAACTTGGCGTTCGTTATGCCCGCGCGCTAGGCTTCGGTGCGCTTGAGTGGCTATTCAGGCAGAAGGGGAATCCTTGGTATGACATGGAAGGCTCCATGCTGATGATGACCAAGTTCAATCAGGAGATTGTGAAGGGGCGTGGCGATGCCATGTTTGACTTCAGTCCTGGCGCTCATATGGGTGTGCGTCCTGCATTTATGCGTCGAGGATGGGGCCGGTGAGTAACGTTTCCGATCCCAGCGGAATCACAGGGCCATTCTTCGGAGGATTCGTTGAGCAAGTTATAAACCCAATTGCGTTCCCCGTTAAAATAAATATTGTAAATGGGACGGCTACCTTGTCTTGGCCGGCACAATCCGGAGCGATTTTCTACCGGGTTTTTTGCGGGCTATCGCAAAGCAACATGCGCCTAGTCGCCAACAATCTTCAAAGTCCGGGGTTCTCAATCAGCGGACTCACCATAGCCAAGCAGTATTTTTTTCAAGTCACCGCCGTGTTGGGGCCACAAAGTAGCACGGCATCATCGGTTGGAGCAGAAGCCACGATAAGTTATTTTGGGTTCGTTTCGACTTTGACCCCCAATGCGGCGCAGATTCAGGCCCTAGCACAATTGCAAAATTCCGGATTTGCTGGAAGTTATATTCTTACGCAAAGTTCCGGAGCAGAAGGATACCCCTGTTTCGCATTCCCTCAGTTCTTTGGAATCCCCAATCAATTTGAGTTTGCCGGGTTTCCTTATGGAATGCAGGAAACTCAAGTTACGATCAATGGCGTTTACAACGTATTTATAAATCCATTCCTTACTCACGCTACGCCGATGCCGTGGGCAATTAGCTGATGAAGCTTACGGTCGCATCCTTCAAGGGCGAACTGCCGATTATCAGTAATCGGTTATTGCCGGATGGGTACGGCTCCGCAGTAGTGAATGCAAAGGTTGTATCCGGCGATCTGGATAGTTATCCCGACATCGGAAATTTCTTCCAGCTTGCCAAGGCGGCACCAATCAACACGGTCTGGAAGATCGGGCCTGAAGGGACCAGCCTATATCTGCAATGGACGCAGACGGAGGTTAATGCCGGTTACGGCACCAACATTGATGTTTCCTACGGCACGATACCGGGTGATACCAGTTATCGTGTTTTCATCACCGGCTTGAACGGCGGTCCGCAGCAGACTAATTTATTTTACGCAACAGACCCAAGCGAACAGGGCGGCAATCCTTCCGGCGCTTATCCGTATGTAACTTTTCCGGTCGGTATCAATGACCCGTCATCGCCGCCAACTGTAGTGCCGCCAACTGTTACCGGAACGACAACGGTTTATCAGTACGCAGCCGAGATGGCAGTTAATGCCGGAGGCATCGGCAACAATGCTGGAACCGGCTATTTGGTGGGAGATATTGTTTATCCGGTTGGCGGAACCCTAGCGCCGGGCTTCACGGTCGGCGCTTCGTTCACGGTCACGACAGTTGGACTGACCGGCAATGTCACCGGATTGTCCATCCCACCGACTACTGGTGGATTTTATCTGAACGGTTCTGCACCGCCTACATCGAATGTTGCCACCACCACCAGCGGCGCCGGCACCGGCCTGACGCTTGATCTAACTATTGTCGATAACTCATTCCCGCCGTGGAACCGACCAGACCATAGCAATGGTTCTGGATACTACGCCACGTCGAGTATCAACGGGACCAACCAGTGGACCCTTGCAACAGGACAGGGCGACATCGCAGTTTTCTACACCATATCGCCGACGACACTCAACACGGTTTCGTCCTTCACGCTGCAAGCCGATATGGAAACAACAACTAACAACCCGGATTTGATTCTGGAGTTTGCAGGCACTTACATTGCGTCAGGAAACCCGAACAACGTAAGCGGTCCAGCTGTAGTCCTGAGCGTGCAAGATGGCACCTTCAGTCTGTATTCGCAATGCAGCGGAACCAACGGCGGAACTGTAAATGGCGTGATTGTCGATCAGATTGCATATGCCGTGGCAGCGAATGTGTTTTATCGCGTCACGGTTAAAGCGACCGGACAAGTGACGCAGGGCGTCAATAGCGGTTTCAATGTGCAAGTCACGTTAGCGGATCAGGCAACTCCTAATACTATTCTTGCATCACTGTCTGGCTTCGTTGGATATAATGGCGAGCAGTTAGGTATAGGTCAGAATCAACGCTCCGGCACCAGCGGCGGCGATGCTAATTATGTCAACATTCAGTTAACGGCCACTCAGCCGGCTAATAGCGCGAACGCCGAAACCACTGCTTACGTATATACCTACGTCACGACCAAGGGCACTACACCGAATGCAATGCAGGAAGAGTCTGGACCTAGCAACCCGTCGCCCACGGTAACGTTCTACCTGCTTACCAATCCAGCAACAGGCGTTGTGACGATGACGCCAGTTCAGGTTACGATACCGCCAGCACCAACTGGCGAGTTCATCACCGATTACAACCTGTACCGGCTTGTGTTGCAGTCCGATGGGTCAGAGGTCTATCAGTACGTCGCACAGATCGCGGCTAACTTTACCGCTCCGGTCACTTACACAGATACGACTCTTGATGCCGAATTAGGGATCGATCTTATAACTGCCGATTTCGTGCCGCCCCCTAGCAACATGCAAGGCATCATTGCGCTACCCAACGGTATCATGGCCGGGTTCTTTGCCAATGTGCTGTGTTTGAGCGCGCAGAATTATCCATATGCCTTCCCAGTCGGCAATCAGCTTTCGACTGATTACCCGATTGTTGCGATTGCTCCGGTTGATACGTCTGTGCTTGTGCTGACGAGCGCAGAGCCTTACACCGCTTGGGGGAATGATCCATCCGCATACAACATGAGCAAGGAAACTGCGCCATGCGGTTGCGTTTCCAAGCGTAGCGTGGCTACGCACCGAGCGGCCGGCGCCATCTACGCAAGCGGCACCGGCCTATGGGCTTATCGCGGACTAGGGCAGCTTGCGAATCTGACCTCAGAGATTTTCGACCGCGATCAGTGGAATGCCATCACGCCTTCAACGATCATTGGAGCCGTATACGATGATCTTTATTTTTTCTGGTACAACTCGGCAACATCCGGCGTTGGCGGCTACATGTTCGACATCCGCAAGGGCGCAGCGGGAATTGTCGCATTGGACTTCCACGTCACCGCCGTTTTCCTTGATCCGCAGATTGACGCTTTGGAGTTCACGCCAGATTCCAGCGTGTATCCAGTCAATGGCTCTGTCGTAGCGGCGCCATCGAATGTTTTGGGATCATGGGAAGTTGGCCCGGGATTTAGGCCGCGCACTTGGTCCAGGCAGGAATTCCTGTATCAGCGCCCGGTATGTTTTCAACTATGCCGCGTATACGCTGACGACTACAGCAGCCTCAATATCATCGTAAACAGCGAACAGGGGGTGGCGTTCTCTGGCGCGGTCACCAGTTCCGTGCCTTTCATCATGGCTGCGCAGCCTGGTCGGCAGTGGTCAATATCGGTTTCCGGTTCCAGCGCAATCCGCAGCATTGAATTGTGCGAAAACGCAGCGGAGTTCACGCCCTCATGATGCCCGTCGATATACGTTCCGTGTGGGATCTGGTGCAGCCTTTGATTGAAGAGGCATTGCACGGATTCGATGACTCAGCAGAGGCCGTTTATGCAGATTGCACTGAGGGTCGAGCATTCTTCTGGGGCTGCGAGCGGGGGTATGTGGTGTTGCAGCCAATCTTGACCGACATCCTTGTGCGCGCAGCCGTTTCTATTGGGCCAACTGACTGTATCGAGGCCGAGGAACAGGAGATTTTGCGGCTGGCGCGTGGCATGGGTGGGAAACGTGTAGTATTTCATACCAATCGGCGCGGTTTTGCGCGTAAAATGCCCTCTAATTGGTCAAAACATCACGAGGTATGGACTTCGGAGCTTTAAATGGGACTTCTTTCCAAAGCCCAGGGCACGCCGCTAACCCCTGCACAGCAGCAGTTGCAGCAAACTGCGCTCGATTCGGCTGGGAATTTCTACAATAAGTGGCTTCCGGTCCAGTCTTTCTTTATCAATAGCACGAACGCTAATGCCCCGGCGCAGCAAGCGATGGAGCGCGGGCAAGTGGCATCCAGCACCCGCACGGCAGGCGCCGACGCGACCAAGGCACTACTGTCCCGTGACACCGCTACCGGCGCTACCCCTGGGTCTGGGCGTTACGCTATGGCCTTGCAGAAGGGCGCAGACGCCACAACGAGCGCTGTAGGCACTGGACTGGCAGGAGCTACCGCAGACGCTCAGAAACGCTATATGCAGGCCCTACAGACGGGCTTGGGCATGACCCAGAAGGATCAGTCAATCGCCATGCAGGGGTTGAACACGGCCTCGCAGGCGCAGGCGCAGGAGGCTGGAGCGGTGCAAGCAGGCAATCAGTCCAGCCAGCAGGGCGCCGGCCAGCTTGCCGGCCTCGCTTTGGCCGCGTTCTGAGGACCAGACATGCCCGGATTTAGCCTATTCGATAGCAGCAGTTTCCCCGGCGGCCTCGGCAAGGTTTTTGACCCCGCCGGCATCCTGTCGCAGCAGACCTACGAGCCGGATAACGTTTCGCAGGATCTGGCATCCCTATCCCGCTCGCAGTGGTCACAGGCGGCCGCCTTGCAATACCCGTTGCAGAATCAGCTCATCAACTTT